GCATCCCTTCCTTTGGATTCATCTTTTCCATCTGCTAACTGAATTGATTCCATCAGTGCCAAATATATAGCACGATCACGACACCACTTCTCAGTAGAATCTATTAACCAATCCAACTCACCCACTTCATCTTCAAAAGAAGAAATGATATCAACTATCTCTGCAAAGAGAGTATCATTAATATCACTACGTTTCTCTACCTCAATAGAGAGTATCTCTTTAGTTGCTAACTTATTATACTGTTGAATGAAACTAGAAATTTCTTGGAAGATAATCTTTTGTTTCTGATCTTCAAAATAATCATCCTTAATAAAAGGTAATACCTTTCTAGCATACTCCTCATTGTATATTAAGTTTCTAAGAATTAGAAACTCAATTTTCTCCATAACTAAATTCCTTTTGTGCTATCTCATCAAGAGCTTGCATTACTTCTGGAGTGAAGTACTCTTCTGGGTTGGCAAGTATCTGTTTAGCATATATCTTCTTACCACCCATCTCATATCTACCTGCTACATTCTTCCACAGTCCTCCAATCTCACCTAATTCTAGAAGACCATAATACTTATCAAGACCACGCTCATCATAATAAAGACGTATCTCTACAGTTTTATTCTCCTTACTTAAACGTGATTTGTGAGTCTTTGCTTTGATAATGTTTCCGATGACTTCTTTTCCATCTTTCTCTTTCTTCTTGCTGAGATAAATGATTGTACTCGCTGCGTACTTGAGTCCCGAACCCCCTCCCATTTCTTTAGTTGGGATGTAAGCTCCAATGACATCATACGTATGATTTGTGACAATGAGTGGGACATTCGCTTGACCGAGTTTAAGTGTTAACATTCTGAATGCACCTTTGACCAATTGAGATTTGGTCATATCACGGACTTGTTTATCATTCAGTGCATCCGTGATTTCCTTTTCAGTGGAAAGCATTCCAAGAGAGTCTAACACAAACATACATGGTTTGCGATCCTCTATGGGCATTTGTAGATATTTATCAACTGCCTTAAGTGCCTTACCCCTAAACTCTTCTATTGTTACTACATTAACAACAACTAACCTGTTTAAGTCAATTCCCCTATCTGCCAGAAGAGACTTGTTAACAGCGGCTTCAGTGTCAAAATATAAGCAGTAACCATCAGGATTACTATCAAGGAAGTTTTTAACGACAGCGAGACTGAAAAAAGTTTTTCCAGTACTAGACTCACCAGCAATAGCAGTAATCTTGTTCCCAGATACACCACCAAATATACTACCTGAAACGAGTCCGTTAAAAATGTACGAACCTGTATCCACATATCTTTCAGTGTCTTCAATATCGGATGCGAGTTGGGTGTACTCATTACCAATCTCCTTTACAATATCTTTTAAAAAATCCATATCAACCAAAAAATAATTCCAAATTAACAGTTTTCTCTACATTCCATCCAATAGCATCAAGAATAATCTTAAGTGGTTCTAAGAATGACTTGTCAAATTGTAGGTCATAATCGATATACTTGTCAAGGCCAAGTTCTGTAGGAAAATCTTGAATAAAAGAAATAATATTCTCATGTATAATATTAGGTTTCTTTAAATAACAGAACTTAATCTTCTCTCCATTCTGGATGAGTGAATATTTATTAGTTAAATTCTTCTGCTTTATATAATGATTAAAAAGCAAAGCACCCCTTGCATGTATAGGAGTTCCCTTAGCATATATTGTAGATGATGCCTTATACTTTTTAACATCTGATACTGTTCTAGGGAAAGCAATTTCCTCAGGAGGGAGAGACTTGAATTCCTTTCTAGCATCATCAATAAATTTAATCACATCATCTTCAGTTCCAGTCATCATCAATTTAAGAACATCTTTAATCATCTTCCTACAAGGTGCAGGAGTAGAAGACTTAACTGCTTCTATACCCATCATCTTTAATTTGGGTTCTTCATATCTAACACCCTCACTATCCCATACATTCAGAATGTATCTCTTCTTAGCAGTCCATATTCCTCTATCAGCTATGTTCTCCCTTTTCATGAACATCTTCTGATCATAGGCATTTAAATACCTGGCCAGTTCTTCGTAAGCACCTTCAATAAAAGGCTCAAATTCATCCTCACACACCTTGTTAAGGAACCCAACAACATTCTTATTAGTTTTCTCTCGTCCTTCGTATACACGCTCAACCAGAGGACCCAAATTAAGGTAGATGGAATCAGTATCTGAAGCAATAACATAATCAACCTCCTGTGTTTTTAAGATCTTATTGATCTTTTCATTCATTTTGTTTTCAATCCAACGAATAGATACTTGCCCACTCAAGGTAATGGCTTCAGCATTAGCCAATTTGTAGTATCGAAAATACTGATTGCCAATAGCACCATAAGCACTGTTAAGAGATATCTTCTTTGCCATCTGAATATTGTTACACCTGGCAATCTCTTTAGTGAGTTCAATAGAAGGGTTCTTTTCATAATCCTGCTTTGCTTTAAGCATTCTTTTCTTGAAGATGACTCTTTCATTGTACATCTTATCCATAAGTTCAGGAAGGAATCCTCGCACATCCTTCCTATATTGCGCTCCATTCGCACAAACTGCATAATCCCCATCAATCTTAACCTCCTTTTTTAAGAACCCTTCAACGCTCGCACTGGGATGTCTAGCTTCCCTGAGGGTTTCTGGACTGATATTGTACTGCATAATAAGATGAGGATACAGACTGTTGAGGTCAAAACTAACCACCCAATCATACTTTCCTGGAATCGGTTCCTTGACATAAGCACCTGCGTATTTGTCGTTCTTTTGAGATCTATCTTTAGGAGGAATAACAATATTCCTCTTCTTCAAATAGTTATAGATGATAGTGTCCCACATTCTAACCTGAAAGAACACATCTGCAAAATTAACCTTAGCATCATATGCCATAGTCAATGCAAGTTCAATCAATTTCATCTTGTCTTCCAGACGGTCAACAAGTTCCACGTCGATTATATTATACTCCACAAACTTTTGCCAACCCTTTGTATAGAAGTCCTTAAAAGTATCAAACTCAGAGTGATCTAACTTCTTCTGCCCAAGTTCTACACTAGCAATATAATCCAACCTATAAGACTCCTGTGCCTTATAAGTAAACTTCTTATATAAATCAAGATAATCTAACTGAGTAAGACCAGCAACATCAAAATAGACATGCCTTCTACCCATAATGAATATCTCATTCTCAGTATTCATTCCCCAAGGAGATAGCATCTTCATCTGCTTCTCACCTAGAACCCTATTCAATCTCTTGGATAGGTATGGGATATCATAATACTGTATGTTCCATCCAGTAACTATATCAGGTATATTACTATTCCAATATTCAATAAACAAACTAAGTAACTGGTGCTCAGTACCACACTCAATATACTTTACATTCTTCTGCTTATTGACAAATGGGTTTACTCCCCAAGTTATAATCTGTTTAGTATTATAATCTTGAACAGATATTAATAAAAGTTCCTGATCTGCAGTTTCTGGATCAGGGAAACCATTCTCAGACTTAACCTCAATATCAAGAGTGACTAATCTAATCTTAGATATGTCAAACTTAATCTCATCCTCTGGATACTTATCAGATATGTATTGTGACACATACCTATCATTACCATAGATCTTAAATCCTTCTACATCCTGATACTTCTTATAGAACTCCCTACAATCACGCACAAAACCAGGTTGAATAGGTTCAACCCTTTCACCCTCTAAGGTTCTGTACTTAGATTCTTTCTTAGAGGGGACAAATAATGTAGGATTATAATCATCCCTAAATTGAACATGCTCACCATTATCATAACCACGAACTAGGAACTTGTTCCCAATCAATTGCACATTGGTATAGAATCTCATTTAATCAAGTTTTGATATTTCTCTAAGAGTGTAGGTTTAGCTTCAACTAATGTAAGTATCTTATCAGAACACATCATAAATGTGTTGTCATTGGTAACATCTATTAACCAAGGTGAGAGTGTATCATTCTCTCCTAAAATAAATGGTTCAATTAATTTACAATTAGGATCTCCTATATCCATAGGAGCAACTTCCTCAATCTGACTTATCAGTATCTGTTTGTTCGTCAACACTAACACCTTGACTTGTTCCATACCTTAATACCTCCTTTTTGTACATCTCAGTAATTTTATCAATTGGTTCTACTATAGTAACCACCCAATCAGCTGGAATGGGAATCTTTTCTTGTTTAGTCAAAGGACACCAAGGAAAGAGTTTAAGTTGATAAGTATCCTTATCTTCATCATCAACTTTTAATGCTTTACTATTTAAGGATACTCCACAAGGTCTATTAAGATAGTACCCAACTACCTTAGCATCCTCCTTTTCTCCTACTAACATCTCTTTTATATCAGCAACTATATCTTCTCCTGATTTTAAAATAGCAAGTTTTACAGTCATAACATATTAATTCCTTTTTATATTTTACCAATAAAAAGTTAAACAGTCAACCTCCCCCAAAATCATATTGGTTTTCACTTATAAAATCAAGGTAAGCATACCAATCGTGTTGCTCACACCCATTATTTAAAGCATCATACATTAGATCAACAGTATTATGATGAGGAAATATAGGATGTTTACAGGTGTATTCAGGTACAACAAACATTAGTAATGATCTCCCAACCCTTCAACTGGTTCAGGTTTCCAGTCCTTACCATAGTATTTCTCTAGCATATTGAGGTGAGGAGCACGAGCAATCTGCTCTTCTGTTGGTGGATTAGACTTGGGTGGTTCGGGTGGGAACAATTCTGTCTGTATACCATGTGCTTCCCAGAACCATTCCTCTGGATCTTCTCCTTTCATATGGGTGAAACCATAAAAAGAACCATCATCTCTTACATACAAGAAATGATGGTCATGTGGATTGAGTAACCACATCTGACGTATTTTGTCTGTGGTTTTGTACCCTATCTCTTCTTTAGTTAACTTCTTTACCTGAGATTTCATACACCTTTCTCTTCTGATGCTCTGGTATAATCTTATTTAATCTAACAGTAAGAAGACCATTTGTAAAGTCTACCTCACTAACCTCAACATCATCAGATAAAGTCCATGTTCTAGTGAATGCTCTAGAGGCTAACCCTCTATAAACATACTCATCTGTATCAGATTCTTTTTGTTTTCCTTCTACAGAAAGTCTATTAGACTCTGTAGTTACCTCAACATCTTCTTTCTTAAATCCTGCAATAGCAAGTTCTAATCTAAATCTTGTGTCCGTCTCTTTTACAAGATTATAAGGTGGATAATTGACATCTCCTGTTTCAAAGGTAGAGTCAAGTCTTCTCATCCAATCCTCTAGACCTATACTATTTCTATGAATAGTGTCAAGGTATTTTGCTGTCTCAGGAACTGAGAGCGTAAGTGAATTCGGACCAAACATAATAGACCTCCGTAAGCGTCTTTAGTTAATAGTGGACCCCTAAGGCATCCATTACTAATTATACACGAAAGTCTTTTTATTCGGGTGTGGTTTCCTGTACCTTATTCTTTTTACCTATATTATACTTCTGTTCTAGTATCCAATCACCCTTATCCTTATAGGAAAGAACCTTAATCTGATTCAATGGTGCTATATCAGAACAAGATTCTTCTTTAACAATACCAATCAATCCCCAATCAGAGAGCAACTTAGTAATCCTATTGCGTCTTTGAACATCATTAGGTGTAAGATTAGCGTGCTTACCATCTAATGCAAATAGTTCTTTAAAATGTACGAGGTAATATCTTCCTTGCTTATGAAGTATATGACAGCTCTGATAGAGTTTCTTTTCCTTTCTGGATGCCACCCCTATTCTAGTCAAAGTCTCACGGACTTTTAAAAAATCATCAGGTTCATTTAATAAAACCTCAACCATCATGTCAGGCGACCAGTTCACCTGTGGTTCTTGTGTAGTCATTGTGTTCCGCCAGTTTCAAGTCTTTGTTTAATAAAGTTCAATTGTTTTTTATCTAGAATTTTCAGTGCTTGAGATGCTTTCTCATTACTATAACCATAGTATTCTTTAACACATTCTAAATCCTTGACTTTATCTTTTCGGAGCCAGGGAGAAAATCTCTTCCGTTTCCTCACACTATTTAGATAAAATGAATATTGCATATCCTTATCTAGGTTATGATACCTATTCATTTCATTAGCATACATTATAGTATCAATAAAACCTGATAGACATTTATTGACAATATAAGGAGGATAAGTCTTTATATCATAAGACAAATCTTCCTTATTAAAGTTAATAGAATTCAGCCAATCTTTAAGTTCCATAATTAAGTAGCAATAGTTCCTTTCTATCATGCTGATTCCTCATATAATCTCCAACAGAACGCATAGTATAAGTAAGATCAAACTCAGATGCTTTCCAAGATTCAAATCTATTCTTAACTAGTTGGTCAGAATTGTAACTAATCATCTGAGATACTGAACTATTAGAACAATCTTCAGCAAATTTATCATGATCAAATTTCTTATGCATTGATCCTTTATTACCATATAGATTATCCTTAATATCATAAGGAGGATCTAAGTACATAAACAATCCATCATGAACATCTGTTCTAAAACAATATTCATATGAATACTGATTGATATGCCAATGAGAAATTATCTCTGAGTATTCAGGTAACTTTTCTATACCCCTCATAGAGAAGTTAGAATCACTTGCTTGTGCTGAAAAAGAAGAACTCTCAGTTAGTCCTGAGAAACTACATTTATTTACAACATAGAAAGCAACTGCTCTATCTAAATCAGTCTTAGTTTTATCATTAATAACATCCTTCATCTCTGCAAATAAACATCTTGCAGAGTCCTGATTGCAATAGGTAGTTTTAATACTCTTTAATTCATTATACAACTCATCACCAAACATCTGAAGATTAGACCAGAAGTTCATTAATGGTTCATAAAGATCATTAACAGTAATCTTTAAGTGAGGATACATCTGACTAACATATATTGCCACACTACCACCACCTAAGAATGGTTCTCTATACTCAGTATAATCCCTAAGGTTAGGAAAGTATTGACCCATCTTAGTGACTGCCCTAGACTTTCCACCTGGATACCTTAGAGGAGTTTTCAATCCCTTCTTCATAATTAATACTCCCTATGCTCTTCCATA